CCCACAATTAAATCAAGTAAGAGATGATTTTAATAAAAGGGTAGGTAAAAAAAGTATGCTTGGTAGAACCAAAAAAGTACAATGGGAAGCAAGGAGGCGTTTTTCGAACATTTAAAATAGCTAAAAATTTAATTAAAATAAATATTAACTTTGTTAAAAATATAATCAAATGGAATTTAAAGTAAAAGCAGTAGACGCAAACGTTGAAGAAAAATCAAGGGCGCAAGTTGAAGAAGCATTATTAAAAGAACATGCAGAACAATTTGAAAACCAACAGGATAATTCTCAGCAAGCAGAAAAAGTAGACTTAAGTCAAAATCAAAATTCAACTACCGAAGAAACATCGGTTGATGAAACTAAAATCGAAGAAGCGTCCACGCCAGAGTTTGGCGATGATGATGTTCTTTCGTATATAAAGAAAAGATACAATAAGGATATAAATTCTATTGATGATTTGTTTGAGGAAAAAAATTCAAACGAGGAATTACCAGAAGATGTATCTACGTATTTGAAGTACAAGCAGGAAACTGGTCGTGGAATTAATGACTTTTATAAATTACAAAAAGACATTGATGCGATGGATGACAATGCTGTACTTGCTAATTATTATGAATCTACTGAAGATGGTTTAGATTCTGATGATATTCAAGACATTATTAATGACAAGTTTTCATATGATGAAGACTTAGATGATGAGAAAGATATTAGAAAAATAAAATTAGCGAAAAAAAGAGAACTTTCTAAGGCAAAGAAATTTCTTAATGAACAGAAAGACAAATATAAAATTCCTCTTGAGTCAAGTGGGGGTGGGTTGTCAGAAGATCAGGAAGAAAGCATCGAAGCTTATAAAAAGTATATGGAGGAATCTAAAAGTATTGAAGATTTAAACAAAAAGAGGTACAGTTATTTCTTAGATAAAACCGAGTCGGTTTTTAACAACGAGTTCAAAGGTTTTGAATTTTCAGTTGGTGAAAAAAATATTTCTTTTAAACCAGGAGATGCACAAGAACTAAAAAATGTTCAGTCTGATGTTAATAATTTCATTAACAAATTTATGGACAAAGATGGTTTAATTGCTGATCCTGTTGGATATCATAAGGCCTTTTCGGTAGCTATGAATCCTGATAAATTTGCAAAGCACTTTTACGAACAGGGAGTTGCAGCAACCGTTGATAATGTTTCAAGGAAATCAAAAAACATTAACATGGATGTTAGACAACAATCTCAATCGTTTTCCAAAAATGGAATTACGATTAGACCTATGGGTGTAAGCAGCGATAGTGGAAGAGGACTCAAAATTAAAAGTAGAAAAAATAATTAAAAAATTAAAAATTAAAAATTATGGCAGTAAATGTAACACCAGGATTTGACTTGCAGCCAAGTGCGCAGCAAACTCCTTTATCAACAAACTACATAACTAACTTTGATTTCTTGAACCAATATCTTCCAGATGTTCATGAAAAGGAATTTGAGCGTTATGGAAACAGATCAGTAGCATCATTCTTAAGAATGGTAGGTGCTGAAATGCCTTCTAATTCTGACCTTATTAAATGGGCAGAACAAGGAAGATTACACACTAAATATCAAGCTTGTACATCAGCTGCGGCTGTTGGAGCTGCTGATGGTGTTTGGACTATTCCAAATAACATTACTAACTTCAATCCAGCTTTAGGTGGAACAGCAAGTCAAGCAGCTTTAAGAGCTGGTCAAACTGTAATGATCTCTGATAACACAGCAGGTTCAACTTTACAAAACAAAGGTATTATATCTGTAGCTCCAACAGCTGCTAATCCAAACAAGGTAACTATTGCTTACTACGAAGGTGGTGGACAAACAATGGCTCTTGGAACTTCATGTGATATATTTGTATATGGTTCTGAATTTGCAAAAGGAGTAAGCGGAATGCAAGGTTCTTTAGAATCTGATGATTTCTTCTTCCAAAACAAACCAATCATTATCAAAGACAAGTATTCTGTTTCTGGTTCTGACATGGCTCAAATTGGATGGGTAGAAGTAACAAGTGAAGGCGGAGCAAATGGATACTTATGGTATTTAAAATCTGAACACGATACAAGATTGCGTTTTGAAGATTACTTAGAAACAGCAATGATTGAAGCAGTACCAGCAGCAGCAGCATCTGGTGCAGGAGACTACTTACAAGGTACAGCAGTAGGAGCTTCTGTAGCAGGAGAGTCTGGATCTGAAGGAATTTTCTATGTAGTAGGAAACAGAGGTAACGTATTCGGTGGTGGAAACCCAACGACTTTAGCTCAATTTGACACTATAATTCAAAGACTTGATAAGCAAGGAGCTATTGAAGAAAATGTTATTTTCGTAGATAGAGATTTTTCTTTTGATATTGACGATATGTTAGCTGCTCAAAATGCAGGATATGCAGGTGGTACTTCATATGGTTTATTTGATAATGATAAAGATATGGCGTTAAACTTAGGGTTTACAGGATTCCGAAGAGGATATGACTTCTACAAGTCTGACTGGAAATACTTAAACGATCCTACAATGAGAGGTGGTATCAATGCAGGTAAAGTCAATGGACTTTTAGTACCAGCTGGATCTACAACTGTGTATGATCAAGTATTAGGTAAAAACGCTAAGAGACCATTCTTACACGTTAGATATAGAGCTTCAGAAACTGAAGACAGACGTTACAAGTCTTGGATCACTGGTTCAGCTGGTGGAGCAAGAACAAGTGACTTAGATGCTATGGAAGTAAACTTCTTGAGTGAGAGAGCTGTATGTACTTTAGGTGCAAACAACTTCTTCTTATTCCAAGATGCATAGTAGACAGTAGTAATATTTACCCTCGTTATAAAGACGGGGGTAATTATTTTTTTTAAATCAAATTAAATTATATTATAATGAAAGCAAAAAAAGAACAGTACAAAGCAAAGTCGTATAGACTAAAAGGAGACCAAGCGCCTCTATCATACATGTTATCTTCACGACATTCACAAAGATCACCCTTATTATATTTTGACGAAGAAACAGGAGTCAATGAACCATTACGTTATGCACGTAATCAAAAGTCACCTTTTGAAAACCAACAAGATGGAAATGCTATTTTAGAACCTATTGTGTTTGAAGATGGTATGTTGTCAGTTTCAAAAGAAAATCAAGTGTTGCAGAAATTTTTAGAACTACATCCAAGTAATGGGTATGTATTTGAAGAAATAAACAAAGAGCGTGATGCTGCTTCAGAATTAGAGCAAGTAGAGTTTGAATTAGAAGCTCAATTAGAAGCTAAAAAAGTAACTACAGATCTTTCTAAGTTAACACAAGTATGTAGAGTGTTAATGGGTAATGCTGTAGAAAATATGACAACAGCAGAGCTAAAAAGAGACATATTAGTTTATGCTAAAAATTATCCAGATGATTTTTTAGACACTATTAATGATCCAATGTTAGAGTTAATGGACGATGTTTATCAGTTTTTTAATTTATCGTTATTAACAATAAGAAACAATGGTAAAGATGTTTATTACAATTTATCTAATAATAAAAAGAAAATGCTTACTATTCCATTTGGGGAAGACCCTAATTTTATTGTAGCTTCATTTATGAGAAGTGACGATGGTTTAGAAGTATATAAGCTTTTAAAAAACAAAATAAAGTAATACAAGTACAACTAACTGGAAATTAGCTACCTCAAAAGGGTAGCTTTTTTTTTGCTATCTTTAAGCCTGACTGTTTTGATTGAATAATTAAAGAGAAGCTCTAAAAAAATAGGGCCTCTTTTTTTTTGCTATCTTTGTAAAAAGAATTAATTATGCCAATAAATGAAGTAAGAAATACCGTATTAGCAATAGCTAATAAAAATAATTACGGATACATATCTCCACAAGATTTTAATCTTTATGCTTCTCAAGCACAAATGGATATGTTTGAAGATTACTTTTATCAATACAACAATCAGTTAGTAAAAGAAAACCAAAGAACTTCAGGTACTGGATACGCAGATATAACAAAAGGTTTAGTGGAAGTTATTGATACTTTTTACGTAGACACTCCTTTATTAAACTCTGCAACAACGCAGTTGGGGGATATACAGACTAATTTATACACACTGCCTTCTGATTATTATCTAATTAATAAGATGATGGTATACACAAAAGAATTAGCTTCAGGGGTTACCACTTCGACCAACGGCGGTTCTATAGCGGTGAACGACACTTCTGCAGACTTTATTGCAGCAGGAGTATCGGTAGGAGATATAGTATCTACTATTACAGGAGGAGTGGTTTATAATACTGTAATTTCACAAGTAGTTAGTGCAACTAATCTTTTAGTTTTTGCAACAACAGGCGCACAAGTCTGGAATGCTGTAGGAAAAACATACAACATATATTCAGCTAATAATGTTATGGATGCTGAACGTGTTTCACAAGCTAAAATAACTATGCTAAATAATTCTATTTTAACAAAACCAACTTTAGGGTATCCTGCTTATACTCAGGATGCTTTAGTTGCTCAGGCTTTTCCTATTACAATAAATAAAATAGGACAGCTTACATCGCAGTATGTTAGATATCCATTTACACCAAACTGGACTTATGCTACATTATTGGCTGGTGAACCTTTGTTTGACCCAACCGCAGCAGATTATCAAGACTTTGAATTACCTTTATCGGATGAACCTGCATTGATTGCAAAAATATGTCAGTATGTAGGTATAGAAATAAGAGAGGCTGATGTTTATAATTTTGGCACTCAAGAATTACAACAAGAACAAATAACACAAGGATAGATGGCATATATAAACGACTACGCGTATTACACGAACTCAGGAGCAACTCCAACTAATTCAAACTGGGGATCATATCAGTATGTTTCATTAGCGGATATAGTTAACAACTTTATGTTAATGTATCAAGGTAATCATGAATTAATAAATAATATTGAAAGATATCAGATATTATTTCACGCCAAAAGAGGGATACAGGAATTAAATTATGATGCAATGAAGGAGATTAAAATTCTTCAATTAGACATCACACAACAATTAAGATTTGTATTACCACAAGATTATGTTAATTGGGTTAGAATATCTCAATTTAAAAATGGTGGTTTATATCCTTTATCAGAAAATATACAAACAAACTGGTCTTCTTCTTATTTACAAGATAATCAGTCTAATGTTTTGTTTGATCAAAATGGAAACGTTTTAAGACCACAAGATTCACAACTTGATTTATCTACTATTTTAAGAGGAAACAAAAGTATTTACTTAAATCAAAACAGTCAATACAATGGAGCTGAAGGGTATAACTATGAAGGCGATTGGTATTTTGACTATCCTATAGGGTCACGATTTGGTTTAAATACTGAGACTGCAAATGCAAATCCTACATTCACTATTGACAAACAATCTGGTGTAATTAATTTTAGTAATATATCAGGAGCTGCATCGGTTGTTTTAGAGTATGTTTCTGACGGAATGAAGAATGGAGTAGATAGCGAAGTACAATTAAATAAGTTATTTGAAGAATATATATATGCTTATATTAGATATTCTATTTTAAATGGTAGATTAGGAGTTCAGGAGTATGTTGTTAATAGAGCGAGAAAAGACAAATCTTCTTTATTAAGAAATGCAAAAATACGATTAAGTAATATACATCCTGGAAGACTTTTAATGAATTTAAGAGGTCAAAATAAAATTATAAAATAATATGCCAATAGTTACAACAAATTTTATTGCAGGTAGAATGAATAAATCTGTGGATGAAAGACTTCTTCCGCCAGGTGAATACATTGACGCTATGAATGTTCGTTTAGGTTCTACTGAATCTACTGAAATAGGAGCTGTAGAGAACTCAAAAGGAAATGAGCAACTAACTACAATACAGTACAACGGAGTTCCTCTAAGCTCTTCTGCTGTCTGTATAGGAGCATATGAAGATGGTGTTAGAGAAAATATTTATTGGTTTATTCATGATGGTTCAAACACTCAAAATCCTAAAGGGGTAGTTGATTTAGTAGTTTCTTATAACACTACAAATGAGATAGTTAATTACCACGTAGTAACAGTAGATTTATTAAATTTTGATCCTAAATTTTTAATTACAGGTGTTGATTTAATTGAAGACCTTTTGTTTTGGACTGACGATAAAAATCCTCCAAGAACAATAAATATAAATAGGAGTTATCCAGAGCCTATTTCAAATGTAGATCAAATCATAGAAGAAGATATATCGGTAATTGTTAAGCCTCCTGGTTTTGAAAATATTGTAGGAACAAATATTCCATTACCAGCACCAAAATTAAATTTTTTAAATATTGCAGGAAACCAAAACTATATAGAAAACAGATTTTTGTGTTTTGCATATAGATATAGGTATGAAGATGGACAGTATAGTGCAACATCTTTATTTACCAATCCAGGATTTGTTCCTCGTCCATTTAAATTTAGCACAAAAAACTATTGTAATGACGGAATGTTAAACCTTTATAATGGTATTGAGATTAAATTTTCTACAGGTAGTTCAAGAGTTAAAGAAGTAGATTTATTATTTAAAGACACAAGCTCTACTACTTTAAATGTAATTGAAAGATTTAAAAAAGAAGATTATGGTTGGGCAAATAACACAACCAAAAGTTTTACGTTTACTAATAATAAAATATACACAGTATTAGGTAATGACGAATTACTAAGACAGTATGACAATGTTCCAAGATTAGCAAAAGCTCAAACCATACAGGGAAACAGATTGATGTATGGTAATTATGTAGACGGATACAATATAACAAGACCAGATGCAGATGGAAATAACATTGCTATAAACTATAACACAAGTTTAGTTAATACTATAGTAGGGTTTGCTGAATTACCATTAGGTCTTTTAAATAATGGACTTACATACACTTTAGATCCTAATCCTGGACAAAGTGAAATTATTCCTAACTCAAAAGTTACTATTGATTTTTCTTCGATTGCTGACAAATTAAAAGCTAATTCTTTAATAGGTTTAACATTTAATTTTGACAGTGACAAAAGAGTTTTTTTTCCAACAGGAACAGCTGCAGCTACTGCAAATATTAATTTTGAAAATCAACCATTTACACTATCTGTAAATATAACTTTAGATCAAGACTATGCAAGTCCGTATGATTTCTTTAACAGTCCTCTGTTTGCAGAACGTATTGGTACTATTCTTGGAACTAATTTCGAACCTATTGCCACTGCTGACCAAGGAAACTCAT